CCAAACGGTAGATTTAAAGTTTCTTGGGTTCCTAAGATTGCTTTACAAAATAAACAAGTGATTAAAAATGGGGTAAGACACCCCGGCAATGATCACATTGGGGCGTTTGGTTGTGATAGTTATGATATATCAGGAACAACAGATGGGAGAGGATCGAAGGGTGCTTTGCACGGTTTAACTACTTTTAGTATGGAGGATGCACCTCCTAACACTTTCTTTTTAGAATATGTAGCTAGGCCACAAACCGCTGAAATGTTTTTTGAAGATGTTTTAATGGCATTGGTATTTTATGGAATGCCTATATTATGTGAAAACAATAAACCTAGATTATTGTATTATTTAAAGAGACGAGGGTATAGAGGATACTCTATGAATAGACCTGATAAACTTTATAATAAGTTATCTGTAACAGAAAGAGAAATAGGTGGAATACCAAACTCGTCAGAAGATATAAAGCAAGCTCACGCAGCTGCTATAGAAACTTATATTCAAAATCACGTAGGTGTAACTAGTGATGGAGAATATGGGTCAATGTACTTTAATAATACCCTGAATGATTGGGCGAAATTTGATATAAATAAAAGAACAAAATTTGATGCCGCTATTAGTTCAGGTTTAGCTATAATGGCGTGCAATAGACATCTATATAGACCAAACCCACGAGTTGAAAAACAAAAGTTAAATTTAAGCATTGCAAGGTACAAAAACAACGGTGCAATTTCGAAAATAATAAAATAAGTATGGCTGAGTCAGTTATAAATAGTTTTTTCCCAAGCCAAGTTGCTAGCGACGCAGAGAAAGTGTCACCTGAGTATGGATTGAGAGTTGGTAGAGCTATTCAAGATGAATGGTTTAAATCCGATTCTGGTAGTAATAGATATAAGAGTAATCAAAATACTTTTCATAAGCTGAGGTTATATGCTAGAGGTGAGCAACCAATACAAAAGTACAAAGATGAGCTATCAATTAACGGTGACTTGTCTTACTTAAATATAGACTGGAAGCCTGTTCCTATAATACCTAAGTTTGTAGACATCGTTGTTAACGGAATATCTGAAAGAGCTTTTGATATAAAAGCACACACGCAAGATCCTTATGGTGTTTCAAAAAGAACTAAATATTTAGAAAGTATAATAAGAGATATACAAACTAAAGAGATTAATGACTTTGCGCAAGAAAACTTCGGTGTAAATTTATATGAAAACCCACCTGAAATGCTACCAGACTCTAAAGAAGAGTTGGATGTTCACATGCAGTTAACTTATAAGCAAGCTGTAGAGATCGCTGAAGAGCAAGCAATAAACGTTTTACTGGAGGGTAATCATTACGATTTAACAAAGAAAAGAGTTACCTACGATTTAGCAACCATAGGTATTGGTGCTGTGAAAAACAGATTCTCTAAATCCGAAGGAGTTGTAATAGATTATGTAGATCCTGCTAATTTAGTTTGGTCACACACAGATTCACCTTACTTTGACGATATATATTATTGTGGGGAAGTTAAAGACGTTGCTATTAATGACTTAAAAAAGCAATTTCCAGAATTAACAGGTGAAGATTTAAAAAGCATATCAAGACAAGGATACCAGAACAACGGTTTCTATGACAGATCGCTTTCTAATTATAACGAATCAGATTCAAATACAGTTCAAGTTTTGTATTTCAACTACAAGACATACATGAACGAGGTTTATAAAATAAAAGAAACAGCTACAGGAGCATCTAAAGTTTTATTAAGAGATGATACTTTTGATCCACCAGTAGAAGTGCTTGAGCAGCAGTTTGGTAAATTATCAAGGTCTATTGAAGTATTATATGAAGGTGTTTTAATATTGGGTACAGACTATTTACTTAAATGGGAGTTAGCCAAGAATATGATGCGACCTAAAAGCGACAGCGCTAAAGTATATTTGAATTACAGTATAAACGCACCTAGAATGTACAAAGGGCGTATAGAATCTTTAGTTAGTAGAATAACTGGGTTTGCTGATATGATACAGCTAACACATTTAAAATTACAGCAAGTGTTATCTAGAATGGTTCCTGATGGCGTTTATTTAGATGCTGATGGCTTGGCTGAGATTGATTTAGGTAATGGAACAAATTACAATCCCCAAGAGGCTTTAAATATGTTCTTTCAAACAGGTTCTGTTATCGGTAGATCTTTCACACAAGAAGGAGATATGAATCCGGGCAAAGTACCTATTCAAGAAATAACAAGCGGAAGTGGTGGTAATAAATTAGGAGCTTTAATTAACACCTATAATTATTACTTACAAATGATACGTGATGTCACTGGGTTAAACGAAGCAAGAGATGGTAGTATGCCTGATTCTAAATCTTTAGTGGGCATACAAAAAATCGCAGCGGCAAATAGTAATACAGCTACAAGACACATATTAGAAGGAGGACTTTATATAACTGCGCATCTAGCGGAGTGTCTGTCGCTTAGAATATCAGATATTATAGAATATTCACCAGCCAGGGATGCTTTTATACAAAAGATAGGATCTCATAATGTTGCTACGCTAGCTGAAATGGGTAATTTACATTTGTATGATTTTGGTATATTCTTAACACTTATGCCAGACGAAGAGCAAAAGCAAATATTAGAGAACAACATACAGACAGCTTTATCAGCAGGTTTAATAGACTTGGATGATGCTATAGATATAAGAGACGTTCAGAACCTAAAGTTAGCTAATCAATTGCTAAAGGTTAAACGACGTAAGAAACAAGAGCGTGATCAATTGATTCAGCAGCAAAACATTCAAGCACAGGCGCAAGCAAACGCTCAAGCTCAACAAGTAGCTGCTCAAGCTGAGATTCAAAAGAATCAAGCATTAATAGCACAAAAAGCAGAACTAGTCCAATTAGAAGGCCAACTGGATCTACAAAAACTTCAAGCAGAAGTGGAAGCTAAAAAAGAATTAATGGCTCAAGAGTTTCAGTACAACATGCAACTAAAAGGCATGGAAACACAAAATAATAAAAGTAGAGAGTCTCAAAGAGAAGATAGAAAAGACGATAGATCTAAAATGGAGGCATCTCAACAAAGTGAATTAATAGAACAAAGAAAAAACAATACACCACCAAAAAACTTTGAATCCGGCGGAAACGACATAATTGGCGGTGGATTTGACTTAGGTACCTTTGATCCTAAGTAATAATAGTAATGTATAATTATATAATATTTTATCATGTCAGAAAACCTAGAAGAAGTTCTTGACACCCAAGAGGAAGCGCAAGAACAAACTACCAATGAACAAGAGGTAGTAGAAGAAAAACCCACAGGCCCTATTTCGCAAGACGAAGAGGGAGTTATAAAAGTCAATTTAAGTGACTTAAACAAACCAGAAGAACCTGAAGCTGTAGAAGAAGTTGTAGAGCAAGAAGAAACTGAAAATTTAGATACCACAGAAAGCGAGAGTATATTAGAGGAGGTAACTGAAGAACAGGTTGAAGCTGTAGCTGAAGAACTTGAAGAACAGGTTGAGCAAGCTATAGTTGAGCAATCAGCAGGTATAGATCTACCAGATAATATACAGAAGGTTGTTGAATTCATGAACGAAACAGGGGGTAGCTTACAGGACTACGTCAAGCTAAACACCGACTACGCATCATTAAACGATTCGCAACTAATACGCGAGTATTACGAAACTACCAAACCTCATTTAGATAAAGAAGATATTGAGGTATTGATGGAAGACTTCTCGTATGACGAAGAGATAGATGAGCCTAAAGACATTAGAAAAGCAAAAATAGCTTTTAAAGAAGAGGCTGCAAAAGCAAAGAAGCACTTAGACGGATTAAAGTCTAAATACTACGAAGAAATTAAAGCTGGGTCTAGGCTAAACCCTGATCAGTTAAAAGCAGTTGATTTTTTCAACCGCTATAATAAAGAAAACGAAGAGGCTACGAAACTAGCTACTTCAAAAAAAGAAATATTTTTATCTAAGACCAATAACGTTTTTAACGAGGATTTCAAAGGTTTTGATTATTCAGTTGGAGACAAAAAGTATAGGTTCAAAATTAAAAATACAAATGACGTAAAGGATACCCAAAGCGACATTAATAATTTCGTCAAGAAGTTCTTGAATGATAAAAACGAAATGTCAGATGCTAAGGGTTACCATAAGTCATTATTTACAGCTATGAATGCTGACGCAATAGCGAATCATTTTTACGAGCAAGGTAAAGCCGACGCCGTTAAATCTAGTATGTCACGAAATAAGAATGTTGATATGGACCCAAGACGGGGACATGATAAGAACTCAGCAACAAATGGGTGGACTGTACGTTCGGTTCCTAGTGATGCGAAAAGCGCAAATAGCTTTAAGATTAAAAAAAGGAAATAATTAACCATTAAAAATTAATAAAATGGGAGACTTTACAGGAAGTGCTTCGGCGCTTCAACACTTAACACCACGACCAATTAAAGGATTGTTTGGAGACAATTACCTTTCTGTCGCGGATATGGATTTTACACAACAGTTTTTACCTGAGGTGTATGAAAAAGAAGTAGAAAGATACGGTAACCGTACGATTTCTGGATTCTTAAGAATGGTAGGAGCGGAAATGCCAATGGCATCTGACGTTATTACATGGTCTGAGCAAGGACGTTTACACATCGCTTATGATGACGTAACTGCAAATGACGCAACTACTTTAACTTTTCCAGCTGGGCATTTAATCGGGAAAGGAATGACTATCGTTGTTTCTAAAGGATTTGATACTCAAAAGGCTTATGTACAAGATGTAGTAGGAAACGTTGTTACTGTAGATACTTACGGTGCTGCTTCTGGACTTACTGTTACAGGTGCTGATGTAAAAGTATTTGTATATGGTTCTGAATATGCTAAAGGTACGTCTCAAGCAGGTAATTCTGTTGACGCTTCTTTTACAACTTTCAACAACAAACCAATTATCCTTAGAGATAAGTATAATGTGAATGGTTCTGATGTTGCTCAAATTGGTTGGGTAGAAGTAACTACTGAAGCTGGAACTTCTGGATACTTATGGTATTTAAAATCTGAGCACGAAGCTAGAATTCGTTTTGAAGATCAATTAGAAATGGCTATGGTTGAAGCTGAAAAATCAACAGACGGTGCAGGTAACGTAAGAAACATTGCTGCAGCTGCTGGATTTGGCGGTGGAGCAAACGTAACTGGATCTGAAGGTTTATTTGCTGCTTTAGAAGATAGAGGATTAGTTTATACTAATGCTGACTTTGGAGCTGCTGGTGGAGCTGGTCTTGCTGATTTCGATACTATTCTTAATGAGCTAGACAAACAAGGAGCTATTGAAGAGAACATGCTTTTCTTAGATAGAGGAACTTCTTTAGAGATTGACAATATGCTAGCACAACAAAATTCTTACGGAGCTGGAGGTACATCTTACGGTGTATTCGATAACTCAGAAGATATGGCGTTGAACCTAGGATTCTCAGGATTCCGTAGAGGATCTTACGATTTCTATAAAACTGATTGGAAATATCTAAACGATTCTACAACACGTGGATTAGTTGCAGATGTTGAAGGTGTATTAGTACCAGCAGGAACTTCTACAGTTTACGATCAGCAATTAGGGAAGAACATTTCAAGACCATTCTTACACATCCGTTACAGAGCTTCTGAAGCTGATGATCGTAGAATGAAATCTTGGGTAACTGGATCAGTAGGAGGTAACTATACTTCTGACGCTGATGAGATGAATGTTCATTTCTTATCTGAGAGAGCTTTATGTGTACAAGCTGCTAACAACTTTGTATTATTCAAAGGAGCTGCTGCACCACAAGGGTAGATTACAAGTAATTCTTACCCTCGTTGAACTGACGGGGGTAATTATTACTCTTATTAATTTTATTATATTATATCATGGCAAAAAAAGAAAAAGCTCCAGTACAAGATGTATGGGAAGCAAAAGATAGATTATATACGCTTAAAAATAACAAGCGTCCTCTAGTATTTACCGTACCTTCAAGGCACAGTGCTAAAAAACCTTTATTATGGTTTGACGAAGAAAAGGGATACCAAAGAGAATTAAAGTACGCAACAAACCAACCTAGTCCATTTGTTGATGAGCACAAAGGAACAGCTACGTTAGGGCGTATAGTTTTTAGAGACGGTGCATTAACCGTACCAAAACAAAACCAGGTTTTACAAAAATTACTTTCTTTATATCATCCAATGAAAGAGTTGGTATGGGAAGAGTATAAACCTCAGCAACAAGCTGCAAGTCAACTAGATTGGATTGAAGCTGAAATAACCGCACTTAACTTAGCTAAATCTCTTGAAGTAGAAGAGCTTGAAGCTATATTAAGAGTTGAATTCGGTACCAAGGTAAATGATTTATCTAGTAGTGAATTAAAAAGAGACGGTTTAATATTTGCAAAAAGAAACCCAATACTATTTGTTGAATTAGCTAATGACGATAACGTCAAGTTAAGAAACTTTGGTATTAAAGCTGTAGAAGCTAAAATAATTAAACTATCACAGAATCAAAGATCATTTACTTACGGAGATGGTGATAGAAAACTTATGGCTGTACCTTTTGACGAAAACCCATATTCAGCACTAGCTGCATGGTTTAAAACCGACGAAGGAGTAGAAGTTTATAAGGCAATTGAAAAAAGACTTAAATAGTCATTCATAGTGGTTAGGCCATCGTATGGGTGGCCTAATTACTATAAATAAAGAAATATGAGCGTAAGTATAGATACTGTTTATCAAAGAGTACTAGGTATACTCAACAAAGAACAACGAGGGTATGTTACGCCTCAGGAATTTAACTTGTTCGCTAATCAGGCACAGCTTGATTTATTCGAACAATACTTTTATGATATAAATCAATTTAGCAGAATGCCAGGTAACGACACTGCTTACTCTGACATGCTAACTGTGCTACAGGAAAAAATAGCTATATTCGAAAAAAGAGCACCTTTGACTTTCCTAAATAGTTCAAATGGAACTTGGACTTACCCCTCGGATATGTACCGAAAGGGTACTGTTATTTATTCTCATAAAACAATAAGAGATTTATATCCCTCCCCGACGCAAATCGCGAACTATCCATTAAATAATCCAACTGTCTATAGACAAGAGCTAAGTGAAGACATTGAGGTTGAAAGAATAAATGCTAATGAGTTTTTATATATCAACTCGTCTCCCCTTACGAAACCAAAAAACATTAGACCAGTATATGTGGCGGATGAAAGAGGGTTTAAAGCTTATGGCGATGCAGAATTGAAAACCAATATAGATTTAATTTATATAAAAGAACCTGTCAAAGTAGAGTGGAGATACCAAATGGTATACGGTGAGGCTTTGTACGATGCTACCTATTCTGTAGATTTTGAACTACACCCATCTGAAGAGACGGAGTTGGTTATTAAAATATTAGAACTGGCTGGCTTGTTAGTTAAAGATATACAAATGTATCAAATAGCTGCAGGAGAAGAGGTTAGAAACACACAACAAGAAAAAGCTTAACAGATGGGATTACTATATCAAAATAACGAACAATACTACTTAGGACCGGATGGTATTTGGAACAGCTACGACGAAAACTACGGTGATTATCAAGCCATAACCATAAAGGATATAGTAAACAATTTTATAATATCTTATGTAGGCGAAGGTAAACTTATAAGTAAGATAAAAAGAACTGATGTAGCTTTTCATGCTCAGCGTGGATTAGCTGAAATGAGTTTCGATATATTACCTAGTTCTAAATATATAGAAGTTGAAGTAGGACCATCATTATCAGTTCCATTGCCGCAAGATTTTGTAGGCTATATTAAAATAGCAACTGTAGATGATTCAGGAATCGAAAGAATATTATACCCAGCTAGAAAGACAGGAGATCCTTTGCCTTATGTGCAGGATTACAATTATGAATACATATTCGACGAGCAAAGTCGAGAAATAGTAACAGCAACCCCATCCGAAAGTTTTAAAAGATTTAGAGGAGATGGAGCACCGCTTGAATCAGAATACCAAGGTTTAAGTAATCCAGACTTAATACAGAGCGGAGCAAAAGGCGGTAGATACGGATTAGATCCACAATATTCACAAACCAACGGGGTATTCTTTATAGACCCTATAAAAGGTTTAATGCATTTTAGCTCTAACGTATGCGGTCAAATTATAACTATTAGATATGTTTCAGATGGATTAGCTACAGATGCAGAAAGCAAGATACATAAGTTTGCGGAAGAAGCTCTGTATAAGTATATAGCTTACGCTATATTATCTACACGCCCACAAATACCAGAATATGTAGTATTAAGATACAAGAAAGAAGCGAGAGCAGCTAAAAGAAACGCTAAACTAAGACTATCTAATTTTAAACTTGAAGAATTTACTCAAATATTAAGAGGCAAGTCTAAGCAAATAAAACACTAAAATATGCCAGAATTTTTACACACGTTCCTCAAGGGTAAAATGAACAAAGACCTTGATGAGCGTCTAGTTCCAAATGGCGAGTACAGAGATGCTTTAAACCTAGAGGTGGCTACATCTGAAGGCTCAGACGTGGGTGCGTTGCAAACACTTATCGGTAACGTTCAAAAAGAAAATCGTAGTTTAAACGACATAACAACTTTACATACTACATGGCAAGCATCTGGACTAGCATATATACCGGTTGATTCTAAATGTATAGGTACTGTTAAAGATCCTACTACTGAAAAAATATACTGGTTTATTGCTGCAAGTAGTATAAACGCTATTATAGAATACGACCAAATAAGAGATGTTGTATATCCAATATTAGTTGAAAAAAAATCAGATTCTAACTTCTTAAAATTTAGTCCTGATCATTTAATAACAGGAGTAAATATATTAGAGGGATTCTTATTCTTTACTGATAACCAAACAGAACCTAAAAAAGTTGAAATTGAAAAATTTAAAGAAGGTTCAACAAGCTTCGACCAGACTACACAGATATTCGGTAGAAATATTGAAGAAGCAGATATAACTGTTATTAAAAAATCACCCTTACTGAAGCCTACTATATACAAAAAAGAATCTGTAAGAGACGGTGAGATTAGAACAACTACAAGTTTTGAATTTAATACCTTATCAACAGATCCTGAAGATGACCCGGATGAGGTTATCTCTATGGATTTTGGTACTGTTATAACATTAGACTGGGCCGATCCTGCGGATTATATAGCGGGTGACTTTCTACTATTAAGCATACAAGATCCAGATGACAACTTTAATAGAAGCTTTCAAGCTAGAGTTAAAGTAACTCAAGTTGTTTCTGAATTGCAATGTATATGTGAACTACAAAGTGTAGGAGAAGACTTACCTCCTGGCGTACAAGGTTTTGACGTTGAGTTAGAACTTGACGATCCATTATTTGAGTTCAAATTCCCTAGGTTCGCATACAGATATAAGTATGACGACAACCAATTCTCAGCATTTTCTCCATTTACGGAAGTAGCTTTTATACCTGGTCAAGAATTTGAATACACGGGAGCAGATGGTTATAATCTAGCTATGACTAATAATATTAGGGTTTTAGAGGTAAGAGATTTTATATCTTCTGATATACCTGACGATGTTATAGCGGTAGATATACTTTATAAAGAATCCAGTAGCACTAATGTATACAGGGTTGATACTATAGAAAAAAGTGCTCCTAACTTACCTGGTAAAGATTACAACCAATGGTACGATACGTCTTACCAAGGGCCCGCTAGCACAGGCTTTAGCGGTAGAATTAAAATAGAAACAGAGCTAATATCTTCGTTGCTTCCATCAAATCAATTGCTAAGACCTTATGACAACGTGCCTTTAAAAGCGCTCGCACAAGAGATAACAGGTAATAGGCTAGTATATGGTAACTACACGCAGAACTTTAACATGGTTGACTTTGCGGATAACGAGGTTATACCTAACTTTGAATTTAGTATAGTACATGATCCAAGCAAGAACGAGGATATAGACCCTGATACCGGTTTAAATAGCCAATCAGATCCTATAGCGGGTGTACCAATAGAATCTCTAAAGTCTATGCGTACATACCAGATGGGTATCGTATATTTAGATGAGTACGGTAGACAAACACCTGTATTTACAAATGACTCTGGTGGTAGATCATTAGCAAAAGAATTTGCAGATCTTTATAATACTATTGAGATCGGCATGTTATCGAACCCTCCTAAGTGGGCTACACATTACAAATTCTACGTAAAAGAAACTTCCAACGAATACTACAATATAGCTTTAGACAGATTTTATTTACCTGATGATGGTAGTGTTTGGTTGTCTTTCCCATCTGCTGATAGAAATAAAGTAGATGAAGAAACATTCTTAGAACTTAAGAAGGAACATGACAATGACGTATTTATAGCTGAGACAGCTAGGTACAAAATACTATCTATATCTAATGAAGCGCCTGATGCTGTTAAAATAAGAAGATCTCAAGTAGGTAGACAATCTACTCCGTTTACAGCCTCCGGTTATCCGCAAGTAAACAAAGGTTTCTTTGAGGTGCCAAAAGATGATTTTGAAGGTACTGACACAGGTGGCGGTGGATTAGCCGATCTAAATAAAGAAAATAATCTTTCTTGTAGAATAATAATGGGAGGTAGAATATCCGATTATTTTGAAATAGAATGGATAAAAAAACAAGGAGCTGTATACAGAATACAATTAAGGTTCCCTACTGACGATAGTATAGATTTTGTACCGGAAGGACAAACTACAGGCAATATGGATATAGCCATATACCAATCGAAAGCAGAAAACAAGCCTGAATACCAAGGTAGATTTTTCGTAAAAATATATAAAGACAACGCTTTAGAACAAAGAATAATAAAGCTAGCGGAAGATGCTCAACTAACTGTTGAATATACAGCACAGGTTGCTTATATACAAAAAGACGGTAAGACAAGTTGGTGGAGAGACAGTGATCCTCGCGTGTCTAAAAAGTGGTTTTGGGATAAAGTACATCCGTTAGATGTAAGGAGAAGAGCGTCCCCTGATGTAAAATTCCAAAATGGTAATCAATTAGAAAGACCATATACTGGTTTAGGTATACAGACGGGCTCTAGGGATCTAACTATATCTTATCATGGTTTTGGTAACCCTTGGAAACAAAGTAGAGCTTTTTACAACCGCAAAGGAATTTGGTGGAATTGGCCAACTAACACACCCTCTGATGCTCATCATATAGGGTTTGCTAAATCGCTAGATACAACTGGTAGTGTATTTAGAGTAGCTGAAGATCCTGATAAAGAATTAGATGACCATACATACACAATAACCAAGAGTTATAGATCTGCTTATTGTGTTGCAAGCAGAAGAACAGGTAGACACGGATCTGGTAAATATGGATCTAGGAGAGTCGTTAGATGGAATATTAAAATAGATAAACCTATAGCTTCAGCCGCTGGTCTACCAACACCAACTGGCAGTTCTAATCCACCACAAAAGCCAATTGAATTTCTAAGGCTATACGCTGTCGACGCAGATACTTATACTTCTACAAACCCAGCTATATTTGAGACTTACCCAAAAGAAGCTATTGATTTAGATTTATATTATTCCGCAAGTGATATATATAGTATAGAGAATCCCGGCACAACAGAAGCAGCTCACCAACCTATCAAGAAGCTTGGTTGGTTTAATTGCTATACATTCGGTAACGGTGTTGAATCAGATCGTATACGTGACGATTTTAACGCTGTCCGTATAGACAAAGGTCCTGTTGTTTCTACTGTACTAGATGAGGCATACGGTGAAGAGTTAAAAGCAACTGGTTTAATATTTTCTCAAATATTTAACTCAAGGTCTGGTATTAATAGACTTAATCAGTTTATTATGGCTGAGCCAATAACAAAAGACTTAAACCCATATTACACTAGTGTTCAAAAACTACATTCAAGAGATACCGATTTAATAGCTCTATGTGAAGATAAAATATTAAAAATATTAGCAAACAAAGATGCCTTATTCAATGCAGATGGTAATACAAACGTTGTTGGTAACACCGCTGTTCTTGGACAGTCTATCCCGTTTATAGGGGAGTATGGTATATCTAAGAATCCTGAGAGTTTTGCTTCTTATGGGTTTAGAGCTTATTTTACAGATAAAAACAGAGGAGTTGTATTAAGGTTGTCTAGAAATGGATTAGAGGAAATATCGTCAGCAAATATGCGTGATTTCTTTGCTGATAACTTATACTCATCTTCTGTCTTATTAGGTTCATACGATGACGATAAGAACGTTTATAATCTTACTCTTAATAAACTTACTGATGAGTGGCAAAGCAAGCTTAAACTCGGCGAAAACAGATCGCAGGGTCGAGTTAATGAAAAAGCTATACAGCTTCCGCCTCACACAGGTACAACTGTTTCTTTTAAAGAAGATGTAAAAGGTTGGACATCCCGTAAAGACTTTATACCAGAAGGAGCTATATCTTTAAACAATGTTTATTATAGTATAAAAAAGGGTAGAATATGGGAGCACGGGGCTACTAATGCTACTAGAAATAATTTTTACGGTGTTCAATATGATAGTGCAGTGCGCTTCATGATAAATGAGCAACCTAATAGCGTTAAAAAATATAAGACTTTAAACTATAACGGTACAGAATCAAAAGAATACAGGTATAAAGTAGAAGGTTTCCCAGAAGTTCAAACATTTAGTTTAGCTGAACTACAAGCTAACCCATCTTATGTTCCTATTAGCGAAGTTTCTACACCTGGATGGTATTCAAGTTTAATACAAACCAATTTACAAGAAGGTAGTATTAAAGAATTCTTAGACAAAGAAGGGAAGTACTTTAATTATATAAAAGGTATTGGAACAAAATTTGAATCAAACCATGATAATAACCTAGATAGCTCAGAGTTTTCAATGCAGGGAATTGGGCGAGCTGTTGTTTCAGGAGACGTACAATCGTCATTTATTATGCATGTAGAAGTTGATCCTACTTGTTATATAAGCAGGGTAGCTCCAGTAGTTGTAAATGGTAATTTAGATATATACGAAGACTGTTCTTCATGCGGCTCGATCGACTTAGCTAATCTAACAACAAATAGTAATAGCCCAGCCGGCAATGTAACATATCAAATAGTTCAAGATAATACAAATGATGTATTAGCTATACTTAGCGGTAGTGTAATGCAATACCAATCTGTTACACCTAATTTTAATGGAAGCGCTGGCTCGTTTAACTTTACAGCAACAGACACTCTTAATGGATCCTCTTTAGTGAGCAACGTGGGCACTGTTACTGTTAATGTTATACCTGTTCCAGATGTACCTTACTTTGTAACAACTCCGCCAAATACTTCTCAGGCTGTAGGGGATCTTTATATGTACAATTTCCAAGTTGATGATGCAGATCACGCAGCTGGTGACTTAATTATAACGTCCAACAACTTACCTAGTTGGTTAACAATTGCCCATCAAATTGATGGTAACTACGTGGTTAGTGGTATAATACCAGACACAAACACTTATAATTTTGATTTAATCGTAAGCGATACAGATAATCCACCAAATACAGCAACACAAAATGTTGAAACATCTAGTGCGTTAGCTAATCTTTTAAGCAATTTAGATATAATAGGTAGATACGTTAAAACAGCGGAACCAGCAGGAGTTTGGGTAAATCCAAGTACAGGCGTTTCAACCCAAGTATGCGCGTCAACAGCTAACGGTAGTCACACTTGTAACTACGGTACATTCAATATATTAGCTAAAGGAGATTTAATGTCTGCCCCTTTAGAAATTGGTAGAGTGTCTATATCGAATTCTGGTGGTGGTGGAAATAACGGAAGCGCGTCGACGGTTGTTGATGATGATGGCAACTACACTCTTGATCTAGGGGTTCCTAGTGGTAATGAGAAATACTATACTCCACAAGGTACAGTTAGAAGTGATAAAGATAGATACGATGGTTTTCAAATAAGTGCTGCGGATGCTCAAACTTTAGCTAATGGATCTAGCAATGGACACATCACGTTCACAATGGAATGTGGAAGCACTAAGGTTTTGAGCAACGGAACAGTTGAACCACTATGTCATGCAGATGCATTATGGTTTCAGATATTTGATTTAAACGGACAACAAATACTATGTAGCGCTTTTACTGTTCAATCTTTAATAACAATTGACATATACACAGGCCAACCTGTCGAAGACTAATAAATATGAGTAATACAACGGCAATAGACAATTTTACGGTAACCTCAACAGAGCATATAATACCAGGTGGAGAACTAATAGTTGACCACACTCAAGCTACGGTTCTTACTATATCTCCTAATCAGGGATACCAAGTAAATGCAACTGACTTTTTTATCAACTCAGCAAGCCCGGAGGTAGATGTACCTAATTCTTTTTTCTCTCAATCAGGAAGTGATGTTAAGCTGAATGTACTGTTTCTTGCTAATGCAGTAATGCCTTTTTCTAATTTAGAGATAAAGATATGCATGCGAGGCGGAGCAGGAGAAATTGGAGCTGTGGTAGGTGGGGTTATTTATTTCGACACCGCTAATGCATCACCACCATTTGGCACTGCGACATTTTCAAACGAAGGACCCGCAGATACAACTGAAACCGTTATATCCGAGTTGATAGTAGCAGACGCGGATTATTACTTCCAACAAACACCAACTATATCTTTAAGATCTGGCGAGGCTGATAATTATAATTTTTATACAACCGGCTCTGTGTTTAACGCAGAGGGTAGATTAACAGCAATAAGAGTTAATGCCGATTATACTTATCCGTTTGCAAACGCGCAAGGTGATGAAATTGATATATACGGTCACGCTATAATTATACCGGTTATTAACGAGATAGTTACAGCATGGGGAATAAACACCTCTGTACCCGCTACGGTCGCGTCTAATAGAGACTTAGCTATATTTGGTGGTACTGGAGCACAATACAGTTTAAGTATAGACAATGGGGCAACGTTCAGTAATAACCAAGCCACAATACAGGGGACTATACCAGTTGGACAAGCTCTTGAAAATATAACTTTTCCATCAGTAAAGGGCGGCGTGGTACATACTTTACAGTTTAATTTGAATTACCCTGCCGGGGATTCCGACTTAGACCCTGCGCGACCTGCAGAATATTGGACAATAGTATTCGATAGATCAATTCCAGTTAATATAGAATTATCAGGAACAATAGGATCTTTTGATGGTATTCAAATATCAGACAACGGCCCAACCACTTGGCAAGGTCAGTCAACCAGCAATCAATTAAGCAGCATAATGTTTACATTAGTTGGTCCAATAGGTACAACACTGGAGTGGAACGATACTTTACAAATACCTGAAAGCGCATTCACTAAGAACGAAGATTTACCAGATGGAATATTTACAATAGCAGGTGCTAATAAAAACACAGATGGACCCAACCAGGTTGCTACATTGACTGTGCAATCAAGTACAGGAAATACCGGTGTAAACGATATGAGTTTCTCTATGTCGGCTCTTACATTGCAAAGCTACTTAACTATTAATTATGAATGCCAGCGATATGATCTAACGGCAGGGCAACAAGAAGACGGTGTTTTTGAATATTATGACTGTGGTGATTTGTCGCCAACATTAGTAACAGTAAATATTGGTACAGTTAATCAAGTGTGTGCATCGACAGTATTCCCACCAACATTAGTTAACGGTCAAGGTACTGTTGTGATAACACAAACACCTTGTGTGCCAGGGCCAGACTTACCGCCACCGGATTAAAATAAATAAATATGGATCAAATAACTTTAACTTTTCCCAACCCAATACAAGTGTCTGTGCAGATAGGAGATATTGCTTATTATACTAATGATCCTATGGGGTCAGAGGTTGTAAAAATAGGTGATGTAATTAACATAGACTATGGAGCAAGAACCATTAAATGCAATATTCCAGCATGGGCAATTAGACCCACTAATTCGTCTTTCATATTATTTACAAAAGACAACAAGGTTAACACTAGCGGTATTTTAGGATACTTTGCAGAGGTTGAGCTTAGGAATGATTCTTTAAACAAAGCAGAGCTGTTTTCAGTGGGTTCAGAGATATTTGAGAGCAGCAAATAACATGTAATAATAATTATATGTCAAAAAATGAAATTAAATCCAATGAAAGCAAGCTTAGTAACTTTGTACATCAATTAGAAGATTTACAAAATACTATGATTGAAAACAACCATTTAGAAAACGTATTTGGAGACGGCAAAAATCTCGTGAATAATGAAATATTCAAAATAGAAAGCGAGTTTTCAGATCAATTATACATGCGTAAAATGTATATGCCTAAGGAATGCGTAGTAGTAAGTGCAATGCACCACACTGAGCATTTTTGGTTTTTATTAAAAGGACGAATACTGGTTACTACAGATGGCAACGAAGTAGAACACATAGCTCCTTGTTATGAAAAATCTATGAAGGGGGCAAAAAGATTAATATTATCTTTAGAAGATTCCTTATTCATAAACGTTCATAAAAACCCAACAAATACTAAAGACATGAAAGAGGTTGAAGAGTCTTTGTACTCTATAACACTCGAAGAATATAATAAAAAAGAAAAACTATGGCAGGAATAGCGAGCGCATTAGCAATCGGAGGCGCTGTAAAAGGACTCACCGGTATAGCCGGAGGAATTATAGGTAGTGGTAAAAGGAAAAGAGAACAAGCAGCAGCTCAAGAGGAGTATGATATGTTTAAAACCCAATACCAAGAACTAGATACCTCTAACTTATATGCTAATTTAGAAAACACCATGGAAGACTTAACAGTCGACCAAAGAGCTGCAGAGTTCCAGTTGCAAGCACAGCAACAGGGGCAAGCTAATATTATGGAGCAAATGTCTGGAGCCGCTGGTGGTTCGGGAATTGCAGCACTAGCTCAAGCTATGGCTAATCAACAAACTTCTAATGCAGCGGGTGCAGCAGCAAACATAGGCCAACAAGAGAGAGCTAATCAAATGGCTAAAGCAAGTCAAGCAGCTACTCTACAAAACCTAGAAGCACAAGGAGCTGAGCAAGCTAGATCTTTAGAATACAGTAAAACAAGTACTCAACTAGGAATGGCTCAACAAAGATTGGGCGCAGCTAACCAAGCTAGACAACAAGCTACTCAAAGCATATTGGGTGGTGTTGGAGACCTAGTGGGATCAGCAGCAGGGGCTGCATCAGCGGGAGCTGGAGGTGGTAATATGCTGAGAGGGGGTCTTGGTCAAAACCTATTAAAAGGCTTCGGCTTAGCAGGTTAAATATAATAAACTATGGCAAAAAAAGCAACAGCAGCACGTAATTACGGCGCGGACAATGCCCTTATTCAAGGAGAGGCTAACATGCGTAAGACCACCGGATTTCAAAACATAGCAGCAGCGTTTGATGCTCCTATGAATAGAATGAAGGAGATGGCGTCTGTTATAAGTCGTAAAAACCAAGCTAGGAATGCTAAGGTAGAATCCTATATGAGTGCATTGAATGCGAATATAGATGTAACTGCTTTAACAGAAAATGATCAAAAAGAAGTTAATAATTACTTGATGCAGTCTAAAGACGAATATGCAGAAGCAGCATCGGCTATAACTAATTTTACAGCAGGTACTCCAGAATATATGGAGCAATTAGATATAATGAATGGTGTTAAAAACGGTTTAGCAAATTTAAAAACTGAATTAGACGGTTTTGAGCAATCCAAAGGCACTTACTTAGAGGAATTTAAAGACTTATCTTTAGGTAACAATACTAACAGATCAGACACAGCTGCAAACATTTTTACGGGAGAAACTAGGTTTTCTATAGGCACTGGTGGTCATTTGCATTTTACTGGTAGCGATGGAACTTCTATACCCTATTCTAAGCTAAAAATGCCATTTAAAAAAGATTACAAGCAAGCAATGGGTTTCAATGATCTATTCACTCCTATATATAATTCAGGACTGTACGATAACAATAAAAAGAAGACGTTCGAAGATAGGATAAGAATTATTGCAGAATCTAATCCTGACGGTATGAAATCAATAATAGCTGATGGTTTGACAAGCTACGGTGATTATCAATCATTAGTACCTCTATTAGAGGATCCATCAAGGCAAGACGAGCTTACAGATAAGTTTATAGCTATAGCATCAGGGGCAGCAAGCGAGGCTGCTAGAGAAGGCAAAATACAAAAGGACAAAAAGAATAGAGGCAATGGATCAGGCGAAAGTGCAACCCATTACGCTCCTCAATATTACACGGATCTTCAAGGGCGTAAGGTTTCTTTTAGAGAATCTAAAATGCCGGGTAAATATGAAGACATAACTAAATACCTTCCAATGGGTTCTGATAGTACTCCTGATTCAGGTGATGCAGAAAAGCCTGATGGTAAGTTAACTAGACAGGAAATTATAGCTCAAGGAGCTAAAGAAGCAAGGGAAGCCAACCTTACTGAAGCTGGAACCATGGATGCCATAAACAAAAAGTTAGAGGCAGCAGGTATGGAGCCTATGAGTAAGTAATTAAAATAAAATAATATGCCAAAGTATAAAACTAAAGACGGTGTCATTGACACTACTGACTACACTGAAACACAGATGGTTAGTTTTAATTTTAACTATCCAGACGCTACAATTGTAGAGGAGGATTTTCAAGACGGAGCTGCGGGGCCGGATGCGCCTGTAACTCCAGTAATGCCAAACAGAGCGTCCATAATAGCGGGGACTCAGCCAAAAGATACGGAATTACCATCGGAAGACACTTCTTCGGATTTATCAGTGGGTGACGAAGGATACTTAGAACAAGAAAGAAAGAAAGGTAGAGCTGTAAGTGATATTGAAAGGGAAATTAGAAACCCTAAGAAGTATAAAGAATATACATGGTTGTATAATTCTAGCCAGCAAAAAAAGGAGGAAAAAGCTCAACGTATTCGTGAAAAAAACTTAGCCAGGTTAAACAAGACTCCAGAGGAAACCCAAAGCTATAAAGACAGAGCTACTTTAATGCAGGCGTCAGTAGAGGCTGTTACTGCTGAGACGGAAAAAAACGAGATATTAAGCGAAACCTTTAGAATAAAAGACTTAGACCGTAGAAACGCAACTACAAAATTTGGCTCAGGTAAGTATGTGGAATATCTACCTAAATATAAAACAGACGAGGACTACGAAAAATACTTGAAAGAAAGTCTAGGTAACAAATATGATAGGTATAAAGAATTGTCTGACGCTGCTAGCAAAGACAACCTATACTTAACAACATCGAACATTTCAGATTATGCTACTTTAGACGATGCCGATGCCAATGTAGCAAATGCAGTCGTTTATAAAAACCAAACAGAGGCTAATCAGGTGTATTTAAGAGATGTAGACGAGGAAGACCAAACCTACGTTGAATTATATACTGGGACAAAAGACACACAAAAAAAGAAACAAGCTGCGTATAAAGCAGAGGTCGATAGAGCGTTAGGCGATCAAGAAAAATACAAGGCTGCTACAGGTGATCCACTATTAGAAAAGACTACTTATAATGGTGTAACTTACGATCCAGTTGTTAATGCAGAATTAGCAATGGATAAAGTTGAAGAGCAAACCCAGATACAGTTAGGGAAAGATCTAGAAGCATTCCAAAATAATAGCGTAGATATACAAGGTGACATAAAAAAGTTAGAGGATATTCAAAAGCAAATGAAAGAATACTCCACTACTGATTTTGAAAACCCAGACCAAGTAAAATATAGAGAAGGGCTTATAGAAAAAGAGTCTAGCCTACTTAATAAAATAAACGCGCAAATTATAGTTTTAAACGCGGAATCTACATCTTTAACTAATAGAGTTAAGAAAGGAAGGATTGCACAAGCTACAGATGCTGCGTTGGTTAAGTCTTATAAAACAATGGACAAATTAGCCAACGTATGGGACAGTGCGTTTGTGGGTAGCACCAAAATGGTAATAGGCGGTATCGCTAGAGCTTTTGGAGACGAAGAAACGTATAACGCAGCGGTTGACTATAACCAGCAGTTACAGGAGTATAGTGAAAAGTATTTACCAGCTGCATTGACAATGGACGACAGCAGTTCCGCTTGGCAATATGCCGGGGATATGTTAGTTAATAATTCTCCTTCAATAGCGGTAGCTTTAGCCACTGTAGGTACTGGAGGAATAGCAGCAGCTGGAGGTGGAGCGGTAGCAAGAGCAGCGGCAACCAGAACAGCCTCGAGATACGCTAGTGGTTTATTTTTTACAATGGAGGCTGGTGGTCAATTATCCAACCTTGAAATTGCAGAACGCGGAGCTGACGAAGCATTAGCGTCTTTAAGAGAAGAGCTTAAGATAGCAGAACAATCTGGTGCTGGAAGTATTGTAATTAATGATATTAAAGATCAAATACAAGTACAAGAAGAAAATAAAAGCAAATCATTCACGCAAAAAGCGTTTAATAGTATAATATACGGAGGTATTGCCGCAGGTGCTGAGAGACTAGGAACATTAGGTTTTATAAGTAACTTTCAAAAGTATTCAAAATCAGTTGGAGGTAATAAGTTTAGAAAATTATTTGGGGATGCTGTTGGATCTAGAGTTGCTAAGAATGTTGGTTTATTAAACGCAACAGGAATTGGGGCCGGTATTGAAAACATAGAAGAAGGTTTTACTCTTATAGGACAAAACATAGCCGATAACGCAATATTTCAACCAGATAAACCAAAAAGTATTATAGAGGGCTTAGACGGAGAATTTGTTAGGAATACTTTAACATCGTCTTTTGCTATATCTGGCCCTAGCGTAAGCCAAAATATATATAGTCAAGTAGCAAATGTAGTCAAAACTAGAAAGCAATCTAGAGAGGAAGGAGCTATAAGAGATGAGTTAATATCTATACAAGCAGAACTGGACGGGTTAGATAAAAGAACTAAAAAAGCAAGATCATTAGCCACTAAAAGAGATGAGCTTATTAATAAGTCTGCCATGGAAAATACTGGGATTATGCTTAATCTTAAGAATTTAACAGGCAGCGAAATAGAAACTGTTTTTGAGAACGACGCTGAAATGCGTAGACTAAAACTGGAAGCACAGGATTTAGACGTTACGGATAACTCACCAAGAACAAGAGCGGAATTTAACCGTTTAAAAAATAAAGCTCAAGAATTATTTAATGCCAACCAGACTTTATTAAGTAGAGGGGAAGTTGATATTGAAAAATTTGCAAAAAATACAGCAAACCCAGTTGAAGCTGAGTTTAACGCTAGACGATACAATACATTTAAGTACATCGCTGAAAACAATCCTAACACCAACACTGTAATAATTAAGGACGAAGCCGATGCCCAAGCTTATGCAAACTCTAGATTTGGAGAAGACAGCCAAGCTAACAAGGACTTCATGGAGGACTACGCCAGTAGAGGATCTAATGCAGAATTTGACGCTAATGGAGATTTATTATTATATGAAGATGTTATTTTAAATCAAATAGCAGGTGGAGGTATAAATGCAGAAATAGCTTCGGTATCACCTTTGCACGAAATTGGCCACCAACAAATAAAAGCGGCTGGTATAATAAAAAATGATGCTCTAACGACTTCGTCAGCTAACGACTTAGTTAAGAGTATTCTCGCAGATGTACAGTCTAGATTTGAACAAGGCAAGATCACGCAGGAAGAGATGGATATTTTCAATCAACGTATGGCTTTTTACAAAAAGCAAGGTGAAGGAATGTATACAGAAACAGAAGGTGTAGACGCAGATGAGCTTATACAACTGGTTGGTGATTTTACAGCATTAGGTATATTGCCAAAGAGTAGTTACAATACTTTGTTTGGTGCCAAAACGCTTATCAATAACTTATTAAAAAGATTCAACGGAGATAGCGCTCCATATTTTAATGTAAACAATGCAAATGACGTTTACTCTTTTGTGGCTAATTTTCAAAACAAAGCCGCCGCATTTGAATTAAAGAAAGGAGTAGCTGGCAAAGGAGCAACAAAGAAATCTATAAGTGCAGCAGCAGAGAAAAGTAATGCTAGAGTAAATCTTATAACTAAAGAGCAATTGTCTAGTCCGAGATCGCAGTCTATATTGTTTGAGGAAATTTCAAATATGGCAGCTGCTCAGATAGCTGGTAGATATTCTTTACCTCCACAAACATTAGAGGATTTTACTAACGACGTAGTTGGTAGAATATATCTTGCTAAAGAAAACGAGAAGTGGGACGGAAAAGGTACACTAAGTGGATTCTTAGGCGGTAGAATTAGTTTCCGTATTGAGGATGTTGTTCGTAAAGAATATAAGCTTAACCCAGCAGAAAGACAGTATTTAAGTACTGTAGAGAACTTAAGACCGGAAGATCAAAAAGATCTAATGACAGAAGAAGTTGCTCCTGCGGTACAAGAAAAACCTAAGTACAGAACATTAGTAGAAAGCAAACTATTGCCTCCCGCTCAAGTTAAGTCAGTTAAGCAAAAAATAGTATCAATAGCTCGTGTTTTAAAAAGCAGGCTAGATGCCCCTATGGGTAAGAATGCTTCTGTAACACCTATAATTAATGAACTAAAGAAAAATTTAGGTAAGCAGATAGACATTGAGTTTAAGACTATGTTGGGTAAGAAAAAAGGCGGCGAGCTAAAAGAAAATGTACTGAAGCATAAGAAAGCTATCTTAGAGAACATGACCACTACTTGGTTAATGCAAGCTATGCCGTTTGCTATTGAAAAGTCTGTTGGTGGTAAATACAAAGTAGATGAAGAAGGTAAAAGAGTAAAAGATACTAATGGTGATTTTATTTTTATACCAAATTATACTAGAGAATGGGAAGGTAAAACTATAGACCGAGCTAAAACATCTACACAACAACAAGGTAAAACATCTGGCCCTGAGATATCAAGAAGATTAACTAATGCATCGTCAAAAATCAGTGACGATCAATTCCTTAGTTACTTATTTAAAGACGGGGAAGTTATAAGAGGTCGTAAAGAATCCCTATCTAAAGCATTAGCGGAAGAGTACGGTTTTGATATGATAAATAGAGAGCTAAAAGATCCAGATAGTGATATAAGTAAAGCGTTTGAGAATAACCAAGAAATGCTTGGTATGGTTATAGCTGACAATTTTGTTGCCGAGGTATCAAAGCAAAGCGAAAGAGGTCTTGTTAAAAGAAGCGCAATTGTAAATCCGCAAGTTGTATTTAGAGATGCTTTAGCTTTAGAGATTGATGGTGATTTAGACGGGTCATTAGCATTGCTTGAAACATTGTCTCCAGAAGATAGAGCAGCGTATGAAGACATTACAGCTAATATAAAGGTTGATACTGCTAGGTATAAGCAATCTCTTAAGAAATGGAAAGGCGCACCTAAAAATATCAAAGCTCTTATCAATCAGTATTTTGAAAATAACTCTGCTCGCGACAATAAGCAGGCTATGAAGGAATACTATCAGTTCAGTGTAGATATGATAGATGCTTTGCCAAATGCTTTAGTGAAAGCCTTGGGAGCAGATTTCTTTGGAGCACACTATAGATATTTAAATCCTAAAGAAGCAAAGTCATTAGGAGCTAAGATAAGATCTAAAATAGATGCATTACCTAATATAAACGAAGACATAGGATTTAATCCTGAAGACATGCGTTTAATTCAAGCAGGTTCTGGTATTGTTGCTACTATAACAAAAGATATATTAAACAAAGAATTTAAAACCGCTCAAGATAAGGTTGACGCTTTTATGGATAAGTATGGTAGCGAGGTTGATGCTTTAAATGTAGCAAACAAAAAAGCTATAGAGAAAGTAGTTTCCACCGCGTTGGATATATCTATGAAGAAGCCTCAGCAAGCTGTAGGATTTTTAAGAATGTTAGAATCCACAACTAATATAGGTAAGTCACTTAGATCTTTAACTGGTATTAGTGATATACAAATGACAGCAGCTTCTCAAGCTGTATACGTTAACACTAAAACTGGAAAAGGGTACAGTAACACTTTGAACGCTGGTCAAAAAGCAAAAGTTGAATCCGGAGAAATTGTTCTTAATGAAAAACATCCAAACTATAAAGAAGCTAAAAAGTTTATAGCTGATGGATCAAAACAAACAATACCCCAGTTAATAAGAATTAAAGGAGAACACGCTACTCCTTCTTCTAACTTTAATGTAAGTGTAGCTAAAGAGTTTTTAACATCTTTAAGTATTGCAATGGAGAACCCAGGAGGTAAGCAAATTGTAAAAGATGCTTTAATCGCTAAGGTTAATGAGTTAACTATAGAGTTCAACCAGCAATTAAACACAAAAGTGTTATCTGATTTACAAGACGCTAAATTAGGAGCAACAAGTGATATAGGTGATTTAAGATTATTAGCTATACCATTGGAAAGTCAAAACGCTTTTTACGATATGAAAGGCTTACAGACTATTGGTAGAGTACAATCATTAATGAATACAATGTTTAGCCCTAAAAACGTTGCTGAGCGTGCTAAAATAGCTACAGAACAAAAAGCTATAAACAACGCCAGAAAGAAATCTTATGCGGCTAACCCTAAAGGAATAAGCGTATATGACTTTGATGATACATTGGCTACAACTAAGTCTAATGTTATGTACTCCGTGCCAAATAGTGAAGGCGGATTTAGTGATGGTACTACAAAACTTAAAGCTATCTTTATGGTTGGTGGCCCTGGTGCTGGTAAAACAAATGTTGGTAAAGGTTTACAACTTGGGAGACGCGGATATAAAGTTGTTAATCAAGATATAGCTTTAGAGGCTATGAAAACAGAAGTGGGACTGCCAAACAACGAATCTGATTATACAGCAGAGCAAAGATCTATGAGATCGAAATTAGGAGCAGCAGCAAGGAAAGCCGCTGTAGCTAAGTTTGATAAATATGCGGAAGCTGGTAATGGTATGGTTATTGACGGTACAGGCGCTTCTTATAATGCCACAACTAAAAAAATAAAAGCATTAGAAGAACAAGGCTTTGAGGTACACATGGTTGTAGCTACGACTCCTCTTTCCACGGCATTAGAAAGAAACAGAGCTAGAAAAGAAAGATCGTTAAAAGATTTTGTAGTAGAGAAAACTTATAATCAAGTGCAAGAAAGCTTAGCACAATACAGAAAAGATTTTGGGGATCGCTTATACGAAATAAACACAGAGACTATAGAATACGGTAAACCTTTGCCTAATGACTTTTTACAAGAAGTTTATGCTGGTATTAATAAAAATAAGGTTAACAAGATTGACGCTACTCAATTCGCAAAACAAGGGGAAAGTTTGGCAAACGCCGGCGCTAAATTTGATTTTAGTGATTTCAATAAGGTTGTTAAAGGTGAACCTGGTCCGTTAGCTCCAAGACTTAAAAAAGCTATAGATAAATTTGGTAACGAAAATATTTTTGTATTAACAGCAAGACCAGCGGAATCTGCTACTGCTATACACGCATTCTTAAAAGGACTAGGTATGGAAATACCTTTAGAGAACATAACAGGTTTAGCTAATGGTTCACCAGCGGCAAAAGCATCTTGGATGATTGGTAAGGTTGCAGACGGATATAATGACTTCTACTTTGTTGATGATCACATGGGCAATGTAAAGGCTGTTAAAGATGTTCTAAATGTATTTGATGTTAAGGGCAAAGTTCAACAAGCAAGAGTTAAAAGGAGTGCAGCTTTAGGCAAAGGCTTAAACGAAATGATAGAGCGTAACAAAGGAATTGATGCGCGTGCTGTATATTCTAAAGTTAGAGCTTCAAAAGAAGGTGCTTCTAAAGGAAAGTTTAAAGTCTTTATACCTTACGGTGCAGATGATTTTAGAGGTTTAACATCTTACACTTTAGCGGGTAAAGGCAAGCAGGGTGAAGCTGATCAAAAATTCTTTGAAGACAACTTGGTTAAACCCTACATGAGAGGTATATCTGCCATGGAAAAAGCTAGGAGAGCTTTAAAGAACGATTATTTAACTCTTCTTAAGCAACTACCTGGTATGAAAAAAATGCTAGGTAAACAAATAGGAGACACTGATTATACGGTGGATCAAGCTGTGCGCGTTTATTTATGGACACAACAAGGAACAGAGATACCTGGAATATCTAAAAGAGATCAAAAGAAATTAAATAGTTTAGTGTCTAAAGATCCGGCGCTTACTACATTTGCGGCTGGCTTACAAGCTATATCAAAACAAGAAAAGTGGGTAACACCATCTGAGCATTGGATTGCCAGCACTGTGTTAAGAGATATAAACGAAATAGGAGAGAAAGTAACTAGAAGTGAGTACTTACAAGAGTTTAATGAAAATGTAGATATTGTATTCGACGAAAAGAATATGACAAAGCTTGAAGCTTTATACGGTACTAGATACGTAGACGCTTTAAGAAGTTCTATAAGCCGTATGAAGTCTGGTAGAAATAGACCAGCTGCTCCTGGTAAATACGAACAAAAATGGTTAAACTGGGTAAACAACTCTGTTGGTACTATAATGTTTTTCAACAGGAGATCCGCTGCTATGCAGATGTTATCATTTGCTAACTTTGTTAACTGGAGCGACAACAATCCTATAAAAGCCGCTGCAGCGTTCGCTAATCAACCAGCTTACTGGAAAGCATGGTCTACTATATTTAATTCCGATAAATTAAAAGAACGTAGAGGTGGTTTAAAGTCTGACGTGCAAGAGCAGGAAATAGCTAATCAAGCAAAGAATAGTAAGGACAAAGCAAGTGCTGTGGTTGCATACTTATTAAAAATAGGTTTCACTCCCACTCAGATAGCGGATAGTTTCGCGATTGCAACAGGAGGTGCTACTTTCTTAATAAACAGAACAAAAACATATAAGAAACAAGGTTTATCACAAGCAGAAGCAGAAGCTAAAGCTTTTGAAGATTTTAGTTCTATATCTGATGAGACACAACAGTCAGGTGATCCTATGCTGGTGTCAGCACAACAGTCTAGTCATTTAGGACGCCTTGTATTAGCTTTTCAGAACACTCCGATGCAATACACTAGATTGATGAAAAAAGCTGGTCAGGACCTTATAAATGGCCGTGGCGACGTAAAGACTAACATTAGCAAGATAGCTTATTATGGATTTGTACAAAACCTTATATTTAGTGCACTTCAAAACGCTTTATTTGCATTAATACCAGGATTCGACGATGAAGAAGAAACAGAAGAACAAAAAGAAAAAATCATCAATACGAAAACTGAGAGGATTATTAACAGTATGGTGGACACTATTCTTAGAGGATCTGGTTTAACTGGAGCTGTTATATCTACACTCAAAAATACTATAAACAGATATTACAAAGAGGAGAAAAAAGGATTTACAGCTGATCATACATATACTATATTGGAGTTGGCAAATATATCACCTCCAATAGGCTCTAAGTTCAGAAAAGTATATGGAGCAATTCAAACAAAAAAGTTTGATAGAGATGTAATAGAAGAGCAAGGCTTTGACGTTAATCTTTACGGTAAGTTTAATGTATCCCCAAGTTACGAAATATTAGGATCTCTTGCTTCTGCAGGGTTGAATATACCGCTAGATAGAGCATTGTCTGAAATAGATGGTATATCCGAAGCACTAGACTCTAGAAATTCAACCTTCCAAAGAATAGCTCTTGGTTTAGGTTGGAGATCTTGGGATGTGAATGCTGGGAAAGAAGAAGAAGATTATGTTAAGTTGCTTGGAGCACGTAAAAGAAAAGAAGAGGGTAAACAAAAAGCTAAAGCAACAAGAGAGAAGACTAGGCAAGATGAACTAGATAGATTATCTATGATGACACCAAGCGAAAAAGCCGCATACCTAAGCGAGCAAGCTAAGAAAAGAGCTGAGTCAGCCCGTAAAGCAGCAAAAACAAGAAGAGAAAATAAACTAAAGAAATATAGAATATTAAATTCACAATAACATGAAGCCATTCACTACAAAAATACAAGACCACACTCAGGGACGTGGCAAGCCAATCAACGAAGAAGTTACAAGAAATGCCGACGGCAGTGGCGGTCCTATAAGTATAGCTAAAAAGAAAGATGCTTGCTATCATAAAGCTAAAGCAAAGTATGATGTATTTCCGTCAGCTTACGCTTCTGGATATATAGCTAAATGTAGAAAGAAAAAAGGCAATATAAAATAATGGGATTTGAACAACCGAAGTCTGCGTTTAAAGTTCGCAAGACTAAAAAAGGAGCATCTCTTAAACGTTGGTTCAAAGAGAAATGGATAGACACACGAACAGGTAAACCTTGCGGTAGATCTGAAGGTGAAAATCGAGGTACCCCTTACTGTAGGCCTAGTAAAAGAATATCCAGTAAAACCCCTAAAACCTCTGGTGAAATGTCATCAGCAGAAAAAAGAAAAAAAGAAAACGAAAAGAAAAGATTAGGTCAACCGAAAGGCAAGCCTAGGAGAGTCAAACCAGTTAAAAGAAAAAAATGAGCCTACAAGAAATAAAGCTTTACGCAATAAACGGTAGTACTTTAGGGGTAACTACATTCACTCAAATAGAAGACTGGCTGAAGATAATATTGCTAGTCGTAACTATAGGTTATACTATAGCTAAATGGTCTAAAGTTAATGAGGAAGATTAATAAGATAATAATTCATTGTTCTGCTACTAAAGAAGGAAACAAAATAAGTGCAGCTACTATAGATAGATGGCATAAAGATAGAGGGTGGAGCGGAATAGGCTACCATTATGTTGTGTCTTTAAATGGTAATATAGAGTACGGCCGTCCTATAGATAAGCAAGGAGCCCACGTAAAAAACCATAATAAAGGTAGTATAGGAATATGTTATATTGGAGGTCTGGATGATTACTTAAATCCAAAAGATACTAGAACACAAGAACAGAAAGAAAGCTTGTTAGATCTTATAAAAACATTGAAAAGATTAAACCCTGGAGCAACTGTTCATGGCCATAATGAGTTCGCAGCCAAAGCTTGTCCATGCTTTAATGTAGAAGAAGAATATTGTAATATATAAATAAAAAAGGAGCGCCACCACAGCGCCCCTTTGAAACAAACAACTAACCATCACACGCAAGGCAATCTTCACTCATTGCTTGCTGCGCAATATCTCCACGTAAGACAGACTCTGTCCTCGTATAATATAATGTTTTAACTCCGTTTTTCCAAGCATCAAAGTGAACTCTATTTAGCCACTTAGGCGTTGCTTCACTGGGAAAAGCGAGATTCAAACTAACCGACTGATCTATGTATTGTTGGCGTATGCCAGCTTGATTTACTAGTTCCAGTTGGTTTATTTCTTTAAAAGTTTTAAAAACTTCTTTAGCTGGTATATCATGCCCCATAGTAATATTACTAAGCTCGTCAATATCCTGAACCGAACCTCCATCAGCAAGGATCTTATTCCATATTTCATTCGTATTTAATTTGTGTTTTCTTAATAATTTTAAAAGGGTAGGATTTTTACGTATAAACGTACCTTTAGCAGATTGCTCTGTAAATACATTAGCAGCCCAAGGCTCTATTCCTGGCGAGACATTGCCACCAAGCTTTGAATTACTAACAGTGGGAGCAACAGCACGCAGGTGAGTATTACGCATACCAGTACCAGCGCACCACAAAGGTTCACCATAAGTTTCAGCAAGCGCCATAGAAGCTCTTTCACTTTCAATCTTAATTTGGCTAAAAATTTTCCTAGTCTCAAACTGAGATAATAAACCTTCGAAAGGAATACCTTTCTCTTGGAGATACGTATGCCATCCAAGGACCCCCAAGCCCAAGGCCCTTCCTTTTTGAGCTGATCGTATTGCATTTTCAAATCCTCTAAGTCCTTTTGCTCTTTGAATAAATTCTTCCATAACGCCATCAAGAAACCAGATTGCGTCGTATATAAGGTTTGTACCTTTCCATTCTTCATATTTAGCTAAATTTAATGACGACAAACAACAAACAAAGCTATGATTCTCATCAGTATGCAGTGTTATTTCACTACATATATTAGTCATGTGTACTTTTAATCCGTTGTCTTTATATGCTTTTGGATTTGACTTATTAACATTGCCTTTAAACATAATATACGGCTCTCCAGTTGCTTTTCGTTTTCTAAGTAGTTTACTCCATCTATTTCTAGCCGAAGCATCTCCTTGCTCAAGCTTACGCATAAACTTATCGCCCACAATTGCGCACTGATGTAGATTAAGCGATTGTCTGTTAACATCTCCTTTGGGTTCTCTAATTTCAAGCCACTCTTCGAAGTCGTCGTGCTCAATGTTAATATTAACTGAAGCAGCTCCTCGCCTAACTGATCCTTGGTTTGTTGCAAGGATTGTTGAATCATAGATTTTACAAAAGGGTACAACTCCGTCTGATGTTCCATTTCCTGTTATTTTAGCGCCAGCGGGTCTAATTTGATTAACTCCAATGCCAACTCCACCGCCATGCTTAGCGAGCAACATCATCTCTAAATTCTTTTGACCAATATCTTGTATCGAATCAGCAACGTCAATACCAAAGCAACTAATAGGTAAGCCGCGATCAGTCCCAGTGTTTGAGAGTACAGGACTAGCAAGGCACAGCCAACCATTCCAAATATAATCAAAAAACGTTTCAGCCATTTCTGGCTTATATAATCTACGAGCAACTGCTTTAGCGACTCTTTTGTATGCTTCTCTTGGTGTTTCTCCGTCGAATAAATATCCCCCGGATATAGTCTTCTTGTATACGTCGTTATTACCCCACGCAGGGTAATCTTCACCTTTTTTCCAGTTTTCATTCCACATTATCTTATAAAGTGTGTTATCCAGGCTATAAGCCCATTAATATTAAGTGCTACTAAATTCCATTGCTTACGCGATGACGTCTGTACGACAACGCATATAAAACCAAATATGTATAGCATCGGATCTATTGTCCATTGAGCCGCAATCAAAAGACCGGATCCCATATAACCTATACGAGATGCGAACTTTTGATATGAGGTCAACTTGTTTGTGTAAGCTAATAGCTTAAGTAGTTTTCTTTTTGTTACCATATATCTTCGAAATCTTCCCCTTCATTAGCCTTACTATAATCTGTCGACCGAATCGCGAAAAAATCAGTATGAGTGACCCCGCCGGTAAGATGATAGAACCAATCAAGATTAGCCGCTGCGTTCTTGTCATAGGCAAAATAATTCCCAAGGTCGAGGTAGCCGAGTTCAACCAGTTTTTCATTAGTTCTCTTTTTTATAAAATGTTTTAGATCAGTAGCAGATATGCCTTCTATATCACCTTTTTCAAACATCTTATCAATATACTTAGTTTCAAGCGTAACCATTGTTTCAGCAGCTTTTATTATATCTTCTCGACATAAATTAAGCAATTGATTGTTTTCACTACACATATCTCGGAACAGTTTACATCCCATTTTACTATGCAGCGATTCATCTCTTACTGACCATTTCATTTGCTGTCCAATACCTTTCAACATGTTTCTCAGCTGGAAGGAATACAATACCGCAAAAGCGGAATATAAACTAACTCCTTCTGCGAACGCACTAAATACAGCTAATGACTTAGCTATGCCAATAGGATTGTTCCCATCGTATGCAATTAAGTTATCGAATCTCTCAGCCGTAGCAGGTTCATGCAAAAATGCTTCGTAATCTTCTAATCCTAATGTTTCATTTAAGTAACTATAAGCTACTGCGTGAACGGTCTCTTGCGAGCCGAACATCATCGCCATCTGCCTAATTTCGTGTTTAGGAAACCACGATACGACGTTCTGGGTCCAGTAATCTGAAACGGCGCATTCGGTTTGCGCGAATCCAAGAAGTATGTTCCCGACGAGATGCTTTTCTTTTTCGTTAAGTTTTTCATTCCAATCTTTTATATCGCTCTGCATTGAGATTTCAGTATGTAACCAAAATGCTTGAGCTTGTTTTAGCCAACCCTCAGTGTAATACTCAGGGTATTCAAACGGTTTGTACGCAATGCGCTCATCAAATAAGCCCATTAATTATCTATTTCTAATGCTAAATCAATCAAAGGTAAATACAACACGTGTGTTGAGAAATCCTTTTCGTGATAACTTCTTATTCCAAATAATATTCCAGGGTAAAAACCTATAGTTAATGTCCACCCTCTTTCATTTTTATTTTCCTCCATAAACTTTTATATTATGTCTATCCATTAATTCTACTAATTCTTTGTACTTTACTTTGCCTCTCGCCTCCCAGCTCCATTTAACGAACTTATCAATTTGGCGCTCAGCATACTTTTGTCTTGCTAATCTTTTCTCTTCGAAAGGATTACGCTTATCGTCTCGTCGCATTCTTTTTGATTTTGCGGTTTATATAATGTTACGTTAGGAAATTGACTCATAACTAATCTTTTAAATAACTTCCAACGCATTGGAAAAGATTCGTTAGCTCTACCTTTTGTTTCAATTATAAAATCATCACCAATAAAGTCAGGCGTGTATTTAATAGGCAATATGCGTTTGCATCCTCTGTTTTTATAATCACCTTTGCCGTTAGCTTGTCTTTCGTATACTTCGTTATCGAAATGAAATCCCGCTAATAAAACAAAAGTTTCTCCTTCGTACTTAGCTTTGATCTTGGCTTTTTTCAACGCCATATACATATAACGTTCTAAGCCTGAAGCAAAGTTGATCCCGTCATAAGTAACTTTTTTACTTACAACAGGACCACGCTTCTTACTTTTTCTTTTATAAGGTTGTCTCCTCATGAACTTCAAGGTTTTTTAGTAGCGCTTCTTGCAACTCTTCAGTACTAGATTCTTTAAGTTTTTGCATGTATAGCACAGCATCCATTAACTCTTCTTGAAGATGATTGATCCAAGCAAATAAGTTTGACTTGTCGTCATTGAGGGTTACGCCATATTTTGCATAACCTACATCTGATCTAGATACAAACTTATCAACTACACGTTCAACAACTGGGTCTCTAAATTCTATTTGTTTTTTACTCATAGTGATTCTTTTACAAATGTTCCGTTAATCATTTTACCTTTACGTCTAGCTATTACATTGTAAGCGGTATCAATACAATCTTCTATATTGTGTCCTGCCAAATGAGCTAGGTTTGTTAATACGACAACTATATCACCTATTGCATCAACAATTTCAGGTTCATCAGCTTTAACGATTGCTCTTGCAAGCTCGCCAGCTTCCTCTTGCAACTTTATGTATTGTGTCTTAATATCTCCTTCTTCATATAAACCGCGCTTTTTAGCCCAGTCACGTATTAGATCAAACCTATCTGGTATTACATTATTATCGTGTACAGGATTAAAAAAGGCCTCATAAAAAGCCTTGTTGTATATGTAGCTTCGATTGTCGTTATACATCGAGGTTTTAGCATTCTGCATTATCCAGGGTATATGTTCTTTTTGTAATTTAAACTTAAACTCTGGTGTTTCCCACTCTAACCCTAAGTTATCTGAAAGGTTGCCCTTTAGTTTATTTAGTGGCACAGGAAACGTACTTGTTTGTTCTGTTGGGTTTATCTTCATATTTGATTTGAATAAATTTTTATATAATGTTCTATCTGTTCTATAGCCATAAGACTTTTGAAGTTCTATTTCCTTGTTAGATATTAAATTAATATCATCGCTAGTAAGTAGAACTTCGTATTCGCCTGGAGCATAACCTTGCTGCTCCGTAACCCTCTTATTAAGATTACGTGTAACTCCGATTTTTTTACCAGGAATGTGATAAATGTTGTACATATTTTTATATTGCTACTGGCGAAGTTATTACTTTACCGGGTTTATAATCGTTCAATGTAAGCACACCATTATGAAAACCATAAGTAGGTGCTCCGTTAAACTCTTCTTCTAAATATTCCTCAACAGCTGCTTGTTGATTCTTATATATATGTGCATCTATAAACTTAATGCTTAGCTTCTTTGCATTATATCCTGTCTTCTCGGCTACGTACAATAAGAGCTGCGAAAACAAAGCAACATCATAAGGTACTCCTAGAAATACATCAGCACTTCTTTGCAATGCAAACATATTTAAGTTATTGCCCTCAACAAAGAACTGAAAGTAAAGATAGCAAGGAGGTAAAGCCATATCTTTTAACTGAGCGGGATTCCATAAACTTACAACGTGTCTTCTACTATCTGGATCTTTGTTTAAGCTATCTATAACGCTCTGTAATTGATCCAATCCTTGACTATTGAAGTTTCTAAGCTGATGCCCATAAACAGGCCCTAGGTCTCCATTTTCATCTGCCCAGTTGTTCCATATTTTATTGCCAGCATCTTGTAATGATTTTATATTTGTTTCACCATTTATAAACCATTTAAATTCTGACTTAAATATATGCGGATACATTTTTCTACCACTTAATATTGGGAAGTGTTTTGATATATCTATATTCATATCAAGTGAAAACGTAGAAGCACATCCAACTCCCGTACGCTCGTCTTCACGTATTATATGATCCTCCATTACGTCTAATAGCAAATCTCTATATTGCAACTCGTAATCTGCTTCAGCATATTGTGGATCTATGTTATTTACTGTATTTCTCATAATAATATTTGCACATTTTATAATATTCAGGCCAAATTGTATTTCTACAATACTTACTGGGTGATAAGTTAGGCTTTTCCCATTTCTGATAAGGCCCTAAGCTAATTGCTATATGCCAATGGTCTGTGTCGTTTTGTATACCATAAGGAGATATCCTTATATTGTTTTTAACACAATACTTATACCACTTATCTTCTTCTTCGCTTCTAGCATAAGGAGGCATAGGTTTGGTACGCTTACCATATATACTAGGCATCTATTCCCAAGGCATTTTCTCACCAGCTAAATCAACTTGCTCGTGAGGAATAAAACAACCCGACTTTGGTTCCCATTTAAAATGAGCCTCAGCGCCGTTCTCTCCTAAGTTTTGAAACTTAATTTTTAATACCTTAGCTTTAACGGTTTTTTGTTCGTAATCTCTATGAACTAATATACCGTGATAAGAAGCATCGTACCATTCACCACCACCTTTAATGTTATACATTGTAGGTTCTTCAATCTTACCTGTAGATTGATTCTTATACATCTTAGTTGGATGGGCTACAATAAATACCAACACATCATACTTCTTAGCAAACATTTCGATTTTGCTTAAGTATTCCATTGTATATCTATTAACGTCCTCTGTCTTACAATCTACATCTCTTACTTTATTAAATGGATCTATTACTAAACATTTAATACCTTTACGTTTAACTAGCTCAGCTCCTTTCTTAAGTACTGATTCTAAAGTATAACGTTCCATGTCAATGTGAAAGTAGTTGCTATTACAATGATCCGCTATTTGATTCCAACGATCTCCTCCAATATCATCTCTCGTAGGCATACCTTGCCAAGTCTTACGCATTAACTTATGAGCGTGTAGATATGTTGGTACGTTTTCCGGAGATGCGAAAGCTGTCTTCCAACCATAGTTAGCATTATATCCGACAACCATCTGATCCACGAAATCCGACTTACCCGAAGACGGTATCCCAGTGACAGTAATAAACTGACCAGTGTACGTCGAAAATATATTATCAAAGTTTTCCAAACCAATTTGGAAGCCAGGTTTAAAACCATTACGAACAAAGTCCGTGACTTCATCTTCGATATCCCTGAACGTTGTAACATTCTCCAACGGTACTGGTTTTGATCTTGAAATACGCTCTGATAATTTTTCTTTTCCATACTTTAATAAATATTCGTTAGCATCCTTACAATCATCAAATGTAGCTATATAACATACTTCTGATCCTAACCTACGTATTAATTCAGTTTGTAGCGCCTGTCCAGCCTCGTCTGAATCTACGGCTAAAATAACTTTCTCTTTGTCTTCGAAATAATCTATGCAATTGTCTAAATAATCTAAATTGTTAGTATTAAGTGTTGCCCCATTAGGAACTGATATTGCGTTTGTAATACCTGCTTCATGTAAAGCTAACACATCCATTTCGCCTTCAACTATGACACAATATTCATAGCCTACTATGCTATCTATATTATAGAATACTTTCTCAGCACCCTTATATAATTTAAAGTTCTTTCTTCCATCTCGGTATTTAACATTAGTTAATTCACCGCCCATAAAATAATTGAACTTTATTACATTCTCGGTTTTACCGGTCTGAGGCATATATTCAGGGCCCTCTCCAATCTTTAGATCGAAGAGAGTTTCCTGAGATATACCACGAGTTTTAAACCACTCAATTACTTGATCGCGTATAGCAAACGACTTATCAGGATGTTCCGGATCAGGCTGCTCAGGTTTAATATATACCTTTTCAGCTTTACCTTTACGTTGATAAGTATGCAATTGAAATGATGTATTACAATTATGACAAGTACCGAGACCCCGTTCCCAATCGTAAGACGCACACTTTGCCTTTTGATTCTTGGGTTTTCTATCGTGAGAACATACAGGGCATGTGCCTTGTTTCTTTCCCTCTTCAAGCTTATGTATATTGAACTCGTCAATAACAAATCCATTGATCTCTAATGTCTGCATTTAATTTAATTTAATTGTTAATCCCCGTCTCTGCATTCTGGACATATATCGCAAAAATCTATTTCTTCTTGCGACATACCAGCGTGACACATTTGACACGCCAGTTCGCCGTTGTTTTTATAATGCATTAAAACGGTAGATCATCTGCAGGCGCAGGAGCCGGAGCTGCCTGAGCTGGTTGGTCTTGCCTTGGAGCAGCGGGAACATTATCACCGTTAGTCCATACTACTTGAACATTTCCTAAATAAGTTTTACCTTGCTTAGCTTCACGCTCTTCCTTTGTTTGTGCTACAACAATCGGACCTTGATTCCCAAATTGATCTACTTCATCATTGATAGTAATAGTCACAGGTAAATACTTACCTTTCTTTCCAATAATGATTTTGTCTTTTGGTATCTCGTTTAGATTGATACTCGCTTTAATAATACTTGCCATTCTTAATATTGATTTACTTGATTAAACATTCTTTGCAACTGTTGTTTGGTTGCGCCGCTATTCCGCCTTAAGTTGTCTACGGCTTTTACATGGTTTTGGTTTGTGTAAAAGTTTGTAATTTCAGTTCTTAATCCCGTTACGGTACATACTTTTGTTACTGGTTTTCTGGTTCTTCCCATTTTGTTTAAGTTTAAAGGGTTTTGTTAATAAAATAATTGTTTGGATCGAAATCCGGGTTATTGTAAAACAGCTTGTATTGTTCTGCTGCCTGTTGAACTTTGTCTGCTCCACGCTGATAAAACTCAGGAGAGCAATCAAATATTCCTATTTGATGAGTTGTTTTATCCATTACTATGAATAACATCTCGTAGCCAAATAGTTTACTATAAATATAAGCTTGCGAGTCGTAATTGTATCTCCATGCTGAGCTACGGAATTTTGTAATATCTCCGGTGGTTTTTAAATCAATTACTAAACCTTCTTCGTGATTTACAATATCCGCTTTGCCTTTCCATTTCAATCCCTCTAACTCAGTAATCCCAGGCTGTTCATAATCTACTTTGGAGCCTCTTATTAATCCTCTGCAGACATCGTTTTCCATTAACTTGTCCGTCATTAAATCAATTTGATCTACCTCTTTTTGTAGAAGACATAGCTCTCCGCCTGAGATCTCTCTATACGCTTTAGTATTCCTTGTTGAACTTTCTACTATCCTATACTTCTTTAACTTGTCTGGTTCAAGAATAGCCGTGTGAAAGTAACCACCAACTAAAAATGCTGATGATGGTTTCATTGGAGTACCTAGCGCTAAAGGATTTGTCATTAAGGTTGAGATGTCGCTATTTGATAAGTATTGTTTTCCAAACTTACCATAGTAGTTTTCATCTTCTCTTAATTTTTCAATAGCTACTTTATCGTCCATTTATAGTGTTTTTAATTCTGCCTCTATTTCTTTTGATAGAGAATACTTAGCTTTTATGGCTTCAATTTTACCACCTGCTTTTACATAATCGATCGCTTTGCTAAAAGCTGGATCTTTCTTAGAGGTTAAGGTTTCTTTGTTTTTAGCCGCGGAAGCTTTTCCGTGTGAGTTTGTAGCATCACTATCTGCAGTATCGTCGATTAGAAATAAATTTCCAAGAGCATACTTTTTCCCATAACTAGAAGCACTACCAAACTTTTGAGGCATTTGCATACCTTTTTGCTGAAGATCAATACCAACAATGGCTTTAGCGTGTATAGCAAGATCTGCATCGCCGTCACTTATTGTAGCTGTTGATTCCAATATAGGGAATGGGTCGCTAGCAATTAACTTTTCATTAATTGTAACAGTTACTCCTAACTCTAATAGATAGGGTTTTGTTGCTTCTAGGATGTCTTCGGCTGATCTGAAGTTGTATTTGCCGAATGAATTAAATCTACTTTTTTTCGATTTAAACTTTGTCTGGATAGTTGCCAGTTTTTTATTTAAGGTCATAAGGTTTTTGTTTTGGTATATTAATATAATTACACATTTTATTCATAAGTTAAAGATAATCAATCACTTGGTTTGCGTCAGTGTTAGCGATTAGTTTATCTATTGCCTCTTTTTTAATCTGAGAAACACGCACATTTGCAGTGTCCATACTCATACCTAAAAACTTAGCTATATCATTAGCAGACATTTTATCGGTATCTAAACCAAAGCTTAAACGTAGTACATGATATTGTTGCTCGTTCAAATGTTGCTTCATTAAACTTAGCAAGTAAGTATTTAGTATAGCTATGTTATAAGGCTCTGATTCGTCTGGTACTTGAAACAAAGGGTTTTCTTCGTTAGTATTAAAGTTAACGTCAATACTAGAAAATATCGAATTAAAAAACATTGTAACGATTTTTTCGTCTTTTGGATTTTTTCTAATTTCATTTAGTTTATGTTCAGGTATACGTATATCACCTCTGTTAATATCTATTGCACGTCTAATTGCTCCTTTAATTCTTTTACTAAAAAAGCTTTTAAGTGTTTTTTCAATATCTTCAGAGTCATTAAGTTTAGTCCATTCTAATTTGTCAACCGCTAGCACTAAACCTCTACTACCTTCTTGTATTAAGTCGTTAATACTTAAGACACCGGATGCTTGGTCACTCGTGGAAAACTTTCTAGCTAGATTCTCTACTAATGGTAAAAACTTTACAATTAATTCATCTCTAGTATATTCGTCATAAAACTTACCCTCTAGGTTACATATAGAAGTCTTTAGATCCTCTTTGTATCTTATGTAGTTTTGTATGTTATATTTTTTCATATTTTTATTATCGAAACAAGATCGTGTTTATTTTGTAAACGGATCCGCTTGTTGATTAAGTAGTTCTTTTTCTTTTTTAAGTTCATTGCCCATGTTTCTATATATAGTTCTAGTGGAACAACCTAAATTTTCTGCAAGTCTAGCTACTGTTATTTTAATGCCACAATCGTTAATTAATAGCATAGCGTCATATATTTCATTTTCGGTTATACTTTTACGACCGATCAACTTTCCTACTATAGATAGCTTTTGTCGCATATCAAGTCCTGTAAAGTCTTTAAATATTACTTTACGTAGCTTGTTTGGCGGAGGTCGCTCTAAATCCATAAGGGATACATCGTATACCATGCTTTGCATTAGGTTGTTTGAAACTTTAAAAGTAACAAATCCCGATCTCTTGTTGCATACATGCTCTGCGATAGAATTAAAGCTCTCTTGGTCCAGTTGTGGATTAAGATACCATAATACATACAAATGCCATTTAAGACTCTTATATGTAGTTATTTTAGCACGCGAGTTGAATAGTGTATAGCATTGGTGCGTTCCGTTTTCATAGTGCCAACCCCATTCATAGGTTTTTGTTGGCTTGTCTGACCACGGAAAACATCTATATATTATACGATGCTTATCTAGGTATT